ATATGATATTCCCATCTCAGATTATGAAGAAGTATTCAATGATGATGATGGTTATCCAGATTAAATAATGTATGAAGAACTAGACACATTTGAGAGAGCACTTCAACATTTTGGTACAAGAGTTGAATGTTTTGCTGCCATGGAAATGGGTGGTAAGATAAGTGCTGAAGATGCTTATCAAGCAATCAAAACAGAACTTAAAGAACTAAAAAAAGTAAGAAGAGCAGAAAAGAAATGACAGCACAACTTATTTCAGTCACACCTGATGCAGAAAAGCACATTGCTTATTGTGCCAGGGTGAGTAATCCTTCCAATCAAGGTAATGATTCTTTTGAGGGTCTTTTAAAGTATTGCATCAAACATAAGCACTGGAGTATTTTTGAGCAGGCATATCTAACCATTGAGTTGGAAACCACCAGGGCTATAGCAGCTCAAGTGCTGCGTCATAGGTCATTTACATTCCAGGAATTCTCACAAAGATATGCTGACTCAAGTCTTCTTGGTAAAACTATTTCCTTGCCTGATCTAAGACGTCAAGATACTAAAAACCGTCAGAATTCTACTGATGATCTTGACCCATTTGTTCGTCAGAGTCTTGAGTTGCAGATGCAGACTCTATTTGATTCTTCAATGGCATTGTATCAACAAATGTTGGAAAGAGGTGTGGCAAAGGAGTGTGCTCGTATGGTGCTTCCATTGGCAGTTCCAACAAGAATGTACATGAGCGGTTCAGTGCGATCATGGGTTCATTATATTGAATTGAGAACTGCTAATGGAACACAAAAAGAACATATGGATCTTGCTAATGAATGTAAGACCATTTTTGCAGAACAATTTCCTGTCATTGCAAAGGCACTTGACTGGTCTTAATAAATATAAACACTAATGAGGTGCTCATGCCAACATATCCTGTTATTAATTTAGAAAGTAAAGAAAAAAAGACACTCAGTATGACCATGAAGGCATATGATGAGTGGAGAAAAGAGAATCCAGGATGGGATAAAGACTGGTCAGAAGGTTGTGCTGGACAATCTACAGAATTTAAGTGGACTGGTGAGGCCAAATCTAATGGATGGAATGAGATCTTGGATCGTGCGTCTAAACAACCAGGAGCAAATGTTAGTAAAAACAGATACTACGGTTAACCCTTCTAATCTTTCAAAGTATGCCTAGAAAAAGTAAGTCTGGAATTGGTAGCACTAATCCTGTACCATTTGGTATGAGTAACAAGACAATGAAAAGAAAAAAACCAATCAATCTTGATTATATAAAAAAGATTGAACCACTCACAGAGAATCAAGAATTATTTTTTGAGGAGTATAATAAAAACCAACAAACTGTTGCGTATGGATGTGCTGGAACAGGAAAGACTTTTATTACCCTCTACAATGCTCTGTTGGATGTCTTGGATACAAAGACACCCTATGAGAAGATTTACATTGTCAGGTCTCTTGTAGCAACCAGAGAGATTGGTTTCCTCCCTGGTGACCATGAAGATAAGTCATCACTTTATCAAATTCCTTATAAGAATATGGTAAAATATATGTTTGAAATGCCTGATGATAATGCATTTGAAATGCTCTATGCAAATCTTAAGGCACAGGGTACAATTAGTTTCTGGAGCACCTCATTTATCAGAGGAACTACTTTTGATAATGCAATTATTATTGTTGATGAATTTCAAAACCTTAATTTCCATGAACTAGATTCAATTATTACTAGGATTGGTGAAGGTAGTAAGATTCATTTCTGTGGTGATGCTACACAGACTGATTTAATCAAGACTCAAGAGAAGAATGGGATTGTAGATTTCATTCGCATCCTTAAGAACATGCCTTCATTTAGTATGGTAGAGTTTGGTCCAGAGGATATCTGTAGAAGTGGATTGGTTAAAGAATATATTATTGCAAAACACGAATTAGGTATGTAATGTTTGAGCACATTGAAATTGATTTCCCTAGTCTTTCTAGACAGACTATTGATGGTGTTAGGTACTATGATACCCCTGATGGTAAAAAGTTAGTCTCTATCACATCTATTATTAGTCATTATCAACGTGAGATCTTCAGAGAATGGAGAGCAAAGGTTGGTAATGATGAAGCAAATAAGATCACTAAGCAAGCAACCAGTAGGGGTACTGATATGCATACCCTTTCTGAAAACTATTTGAGCAATAAGAAGTTGCCAAGTGTGCAACCTCTTTCAGAATTTCTTTTCAAGCAGGCTAAACCTAACTTGGATAAGATTGATAACATTCATGCTATTGAACAGGCATTGTTCAGTAAAGAATTGGGAGTTGCTGGAACTGTAGATTGTATTGCTGAGTATGATGGTGAACTTGCTATCATTGACTTCAAGACTAGCAAGAAACCCAAACCAAGAAAGTGGATTGATTCTCATTTTGTGCAATGTGCAGCATATGCTTGCATGTTATATGAGATGACTGGTATAATGGTAAAGAAGTTTGTAATTATTATGTCATGTGAAAATGGCGAGGTTGAAATTTATGAAGAATATGACAAAAAAAAGTTCATCAACTTACTCTCAAAATATATTAGAGAGTTTGTTGAATATAAATTACACGATTATGCCATCAACTGAAGATAGCATCAGTAAACTTATTGAGAATAAATTTTATTCCTCAAAGAAATTTGCTGAGGAAATAGAAACTATTGCTCACAACAATAAAGGCATGAGTTATATTGATTCTATTGTCTTTTTCTGTGAGAAAAATAGTGTTGATGTAGAGTCAGTTCCTAAACTGATGTCTAAACCTTTAAAAGAGAAACTGAAGTGTGAAGCAATGGAACTTAATTTACTTAAGAAGACATCTCATGCTAAACTTCCACTATAATATTATTCAATTTGAAGAAGTAGATGATTCCAAAAGTGACTCCCTTTGACTGCTACAAATCTTATCTTGGTTTAAAGAATCATTTCACAAAACAAAAATATGACTATCATAGATATGGTGGTAAATCACGTGCATCTCTTGATAGTTTCTATAAAAGACGTGATAGATTCTTTTTTGAAAAATTAAGTAGACAGAAAGACGATAGTGAAGTTGTTGAATTCTTTGTCTCTAACTTTGTTTCTTGTGATGATCCTCAGTCTCTGTGGATTGGTGAGATTGTGAGGAATGGTGAGCAAAATTATACAGATTGGAAAAAAAGACTGCAGTCTCTTAGCTATACTTTTAGAACTGAGATAGAAAATGTATTTGCAGGAAAGAAATTTGATGACATGTTTTTCATTAACGGAACAAAACATCCACAGATTGTCAAAGAACACCTTGCAAAAAGTATTTCTCTTGAGTCTATGGTTCTTTTAAATAAAGTTATTGGATTCAAAAATAACTTTGATAAAAAAATGGATGATCCTGTCTGGAAATTTTTATCTATGAGAATGTCCAAGTATGATTCTTTTCTACATATTGATGTGATAAAGTATAGAAAAATCCTAAAAGGTATAGTAGTGTAATGAGTTTTTTCAATTCAGATTTAGTTAAAAAAGAAATGGAGGAAATAACTGAACTCCAAGAAAAAATTTATGACAGTGTGTTCAAGTTTCCTACTATGAATAACAAGGAAAAGTTAGAACACATTGAAATTCTTGAGAAGTTGCTTAATAAACAACAAATTCTTTATACAAGATTAAGTTTATCTGATGATCCTCAAGCAAAAAGTATGAGAGATATGCTTATTAAAGAAGCAAAGATGATTGGATTTCCTGATGATGTTGATATTAGGTATGTCTTTTCAAATATGTGTACTATGATTGAAGCAATGAAGAAAACCATCCAGGAAGACACTTGACTTTCCCATATACATAGACTATATTAGAGGCTGCCTGATCCTCAACCAAGATAAAGGACACAGACCAAATACATTCAATACGGAGAATACAATGTCTTTTAAAGACCTTAAGAAGCAATCTTCCTTAGGTTCTCTCACTAATAAACTGGTGAAAGAAGTAGAGAAGATGAACAATACTGGTGGAGGTGCAGATGATCGCCTTTGGAAACCAGAAATGGATAAGTCAGGTAATGGTTTTGCAATCATTCGTTTCCTGCCTGCTTCAGAAGGAGAAGATCTTCCTTGGGTAAAACTCTTCTCACACGCATTCCAAGGACCTGGTGGATGGTATATTGAAAACTCTTTGACCACAGTGGGTGGTAAAGATCCTGTTGGAGAACTGAACAGGGAACTTTGGAACACTGGTAATGAAACAGATAAGGATACTGTGCGCAAGCAAAAGCGTAAACTGTCCTTCTATGCAAACATCTATGTTGTAAGGGATCCTGCCAACCCTCAGAATGAAGGTGGAGTATTCTTGTACAAGTTTGGCAAGAAGATCTTTGATAAGATCATGGGTGCCATGCAACCTGAGTTTGAGGATGAGACTCCTATCAATCCTTTTGACTTCTGGCAGGGTGCTAACTTCAAACTGAAACTGAAGAAAGTTCAGGGATACTGGAACTATGATTCATCTGAGTTTGATACCCCTGCACCCATCCTTGAGGATGATGATGCTATGGAAGCATTGTGGAAGAAGCAATACTCATTGACTGCTTTTACCTCTACTGATCAGTTCAAAACTTATGATGAACTGAAGAAGCGACTTGATTATGTTCTTGGCAAAAAATCATCAAGGGTAGCACCAGTACAGCAGGAAACAGAGTATGACAACTATGCAGCAACTGAACAAAAAACAGTTAGCGAAGAAGAAGTCATGCGTAAACTTGAAGATTCTTACCAAGCATCAAAAACTCCTGAAGCAACACCCACTGTTACTGACGATGATGATGACGCTATGTCTTACTTCGCTAAACTTGCTGACAGTTGATGAGATATAATCAAGTTTGTTTAACCTTACTTGTTATAGCAGCATACATAAATCTTCTGAGGGGGTAACCCCTCTTTTTTGTGGGGAAAATTCAACTTTGATTCCAAAAAAGGGGCAAAAAAATCTCCAGGAAAAAATTGACCCTCTTACTTTTTTACGAATAAAGGTTAGAGTCTTCACCTCTTACTAAATTTTCAGAAACATATTGTGTGCTTCCTTCATCATATTCCATAAATTTAGTTACTTGATTAATAACCTCCTGTATGAGGTTAGGTCTTATTAAGAAAATATTTCTCTTTTGATCTTGGATTTTATTTTCGTATTCATTATTTGAAACTGATAATGTAATATTATCTCTTGTAATCATCTCTGACCCCACAGAATCAAAGTATTTAATAGTATATGTTGATGGAACTTCAAGACCTTTTGGAACAATTACATCACCCTTTGTATTTTTGACTTGAATTGTTTCATAGTGATGCACAGAATTATAATTTTCTTCACCATACTTTCTTAACATATAGTTCTCAAAACTCAATTGTGAGAGAGGCCATTCTTCCTCTATATTGATAACATTATTTGACAATAAAACTATCCAATCATAGACAGCATTGCCATAAATTCTATTTGCTACATTATCAGGTCTTTCATCGCCAATAATTTTATATTTTGTATATGAAGTTAAATCCTGGAACAAATCACTAGAAAGTTTTACTCTTTTAAAAAGATTTTTTACTTTAGTATATTCAGTAATCTGTTGGTCATTAGAACCTCTATTAATGTATTCAAAATTTGGAAGGTAGGAAAAGTATTCTGACATTTTTAGAATCCCATATCTGTGAATTGATCATCATAATCATCTGCATATATTGGTTCAAGTTCACCAAATGCCATACTAATATCATATGCAGTAAGAGATCCATCTCTTCCATATGTCATATATGTGCCATCAGGAGTATAGTTGACATTAAATGATGTCATTGCCATCATCTTAAACTTATTTAAGTAAGGATGCTGCTGACCACCATTTGGACCATCTGAATTATAAATGTATTCAAGTTGAAATATATTTGGAGTTTCTAAAAACAATTTACTTCCTGACTTTTTAACAGCCATATTCTTTTTAAATGTTCTAATAATTTTTTTAATCATTAATGACTCATCATGGTCTCTTGGAGTCATTCTGAAATTAAATTGGAATGTTCTAAGGTTTGGTCCATCAAAAAGAAGTTCAAGGTTGGGGTTAAGAACAGTGCCAGTTGTTCTGGCACCAATGTTTGCACCAACTGCTTGTCCAGCAAAGTATGCAATTAATGCTGGACTTGTTTTGGGATCATTTAATACTTCTTTCACATCATCAATAGTTCCACCTAAAGAATCTTGAGCTTTCCTCATCATATCTTTATCAATTCCCAAACCAGATCCAATAGCTTCTATTCCACCTTTAGCAAGTTGACCCAACACCATCTGTAATGGATTTAATTTATCACCACCCCAACCCACTGCATTGGATTCAGAAAAGTTGGGTTGCATTGGTAATATAGTAGTTTCTAATTGTTCTCCACGCCTTTCACCTCTATTGGGATTTGTAAGTGATAATGCTGCACTTCCACCTGGTTTATACTCAAATGCTGTTATTCTTATAAAATCATATCCAAGATTAGGAACTCTTAATGGATATCTTAATAAATCAGATCCACCTGACCCACTACCAGCTATTGGAGCAGGGAATGTTGGATTGGCATCACTGGTATTGTTGTCAGAACCATCTGCATTAGAAGATTCTGGTGCATTTGATGAGTTTGCAGTGCTTCTGTATAGCACAGCTGTTGATATTCTTTTGTAAGATTCTTGACCATCATTAAATGCTATAGCAAGTGCTTGTTGTTTGGACCAAGTAAGTAATGTATCATATTGTCCACGTGTTGATGCATTGGTCTCACTAAAATATTGATCATAATCATCTGATGTAAAATCTGGAGATCTAGAATCCTTATCAAAAGATACTATTAAATTATTATTGCTATCTCTAAATTCAAGAGCACCAGTGCTTAAATTAAAATGTATTTTTATTGTCTCACTAGTTAAATTTGATTGATTATTTCCCTTTACTCTTTTTAACACCTTTTCCGCAACAAAAAGTTCTGGACTACTAGATGTAGAAACCCAACTTCTGGTTTCCAATGTGAAGGGTGTGGACATTGATATACCTATCGTCTAGTTATTTATTAAGAAGTTTTGATATGGAATTGATCTAGCATCTTTCAGTTCAAGTGGGTAGATGACATGTAAATTGCCAATGATTTCTTCCCAGGTGTAGTTTCTAAACTCACCCCAGTGATAGTTCAATCCTTTAAATCCCCATTTATCTATAGATAAGCAAGCAATTAAAGGGTTTTGATCATATCTTATTCTTGGTGTCTTGGGTTTATATACAAATGTATAATACCTTCCTACATCTGGAACCACTTCTGTTTCTGTAAGAACTTCAATCAGAGCGATCATTCTATCATCAGAAGATGATTTGTTGATAATATCATCAACTACATATTCTAATCTATTTTCTGTGTTTTCTAGATAGTCCTCTTGTTCCATAGAGTTCATCCTCTGTTATAATTTTGAACTCAACCCCATTATCCAAACAAAACTCTTTTGCTGCTTTCCATTTTGCTTGGTTAACTGCATAAGTTGCTGCTTCATAAAGATATGATTTAGTAACTTTTTTTGGTTTTTTTGGTTCAGTAGTTTGTTTTTTAGGTTTTACTTCAACTACATACTTTTTCACTTTATCATTCTCATTCACTTCAATAAGAAAGTCAGGATAATACCTATGGACTTTTCCATCAGTGGGTGACACATATGGTATACTAAATTCTTCAGATGCCCATCTTAAAATATTAGGAGTTTTATCACAATAGAGACAAAATTGTCTTTCCCAATTTGATCTACAAATTATATTATTTGAATTACCCTGATATTTTTGGGGATTAGATGGTTTAAAAATAGACTTGTAACTTCCGCCCACGTTGTGTCTACATAGTAATAGTAATTAAGTTTATTTATAGATGCCAGCGTCAAATCCAAGACACTATAATGTACAAGAACTTCAAGCGAAGTTGATGCACGTTGCGCAGACATCTGTTTATCAAGTATATATTATACCTCCTGGTCCAGTAATATCTAGATTAGCATCAAATAAAAACATTCAATGGCAGGGGGCATCTGGTATTCAAGAGATGGTAAATATATCATGCACTGATGCTGTTCTTCCTGGTTCCTCTTTTGCTACCCATGAGGTCACCTCTGATTATATGGGTGTAAGTGAGAAGATGGCTTATAGAAGAATGTATAATAATCAAGTATCATTGTCATTTTATGTTGATCGTGATTATAAAATAGTTGAATTCTTTGAATCATGGATGGATTTTATTTCTGGCAAATCTAGCAGAGGTGATAATGATAGTTATAGAAGTGTTGAAAATGGATTTAGAGCTAATTATCCAATTGATTATAAGGAACCTTTGTATGTAACAAAGTTTGAGAAAAATCTTAATGGAAGAGCATTAGAATATCAATTTATAGACGCTTTTCCTATTGCTACAAATTCAATGAATCTTTCTTACACATCAAGTGATCTTTTAAAATTAAATGTTGAATTTTCTTTTGCAAGATATGTGATGGAATCAAAAACTTATGATCTTAATGTTAATCCTCTCCCCACATAAAACTAATAAATAAACTGACTGAACTTATTATAGGATAGTATGCCATTACCAAAAATTGTTACACCAACTTATGAGTTGAAACTGCCTTCTTCTGGGCAAGAGATTAAATTTAGACCTTTCTTAGTGAAAGAAGAAAAACTTTTAGTTCTTGCTTTAGAAACAGAGGACTCAAAACAAATTACCAATGCAATCAAAGCAGTCATATCAGATTGTATTCAGACAAAAAATGTTGGTATTGAAAGTCTCCCAACTTTTGATATTGAATATTTGTTTTTAAACATTAGAGGTAAGTCTGTTGGTGAAGAAGTAGAGGTAAATATTATTTGTCCAGATGATGGAGAGACTGAGGTTAAGGTAACTATTAATCTTGAGGACATTGAAATAAAATTTGATGAAGAACATAGTAAGACAGTAAAAATTAATGATACACTTAAGATGGATATGAAGTATCCATCTCTTGATCAATTTGTAAAAAATAATTTTGAATTTGATTCTCCTGATATGGACCAATCATTTGAATTGATTGCATCTTGTGTTGATAAAATTTATGATGATGAAGAAGTATGGTCTACTGATGATGTAGGCACAAATGAAGTGGTAGAATTTTTGGAGCAGATGAATTCCAATCAATTTAAAGAGATTGAAAAATTCTTTAGCACCATGCCAAAACTTTCTCATGTAGTTGACGTAAAGAATCCAAACACCAAGAAGAAAAATAAAGTAACGTTGGAGGGTTTATCTAGTTTTTTCGCGTAGCAATGGCTCATATGAATCTTGAGTCATTTTTTAGAATTAATTTTGCCTTGATGCAGTATCATAAATATTCATTAACTGATATTGAAAACATGATGCCTTGGGAGCGTGATGTTTATATTTTGCTTCTTGAACAACACTTGAAAGACGAAGAACAAAAGGCAAAGGCAAGAAATGGATAGTAAGGTAGTAAAACTACTAAAAATTAATGAGAAAGAAACTGGAAAGGATTTGCTTTCCAATCTTACAGAAGATCATCTCAAAAAATTAGAGTTTTACTACGAGAATTTATCAGAGGATGAGCAGCAGGATATAGATGAAAAAATTATTTCTGGTGAAGATAATGACTTTATTGATGTATCCCTAGGACTTTCAGGATACTATGATGAAGTAAAATATGATCAAGGAATGAAAGATTTTACTGGGAATGTTATAGAGAAAGAGGAGGGTGGTAATTCAACTGCTACTGCTGTTAAAACTGACACTACTAAAGAAGAGAAATTAGTAGAAGAAGATATTGATCCAAGAATCCTGGTGATGTTGGGATTAGAGTTTACAAAGGATATTGATTACGGAACATATAAGACTCTCTTAAAAGAGAAGATGATTGCAGGCAGAATGACTGAAAGTCAAATGCCTACTGAAGAAATTGAACTTATTACAAATGAATTTAAGAGAATAAAAGGAAGTGAAGGTAGATTTGTTATAAAGGGTCAGAAAATAAATTTTGATTCTTTTGTTGGTAAAGCAAAAGAAAAAGTTAAGACAAAAGAAACAAAAAAAGAAGAGAAACCAGATTTTGGATTAAGAGCACTTCCTCCTGCGATTAAATCAGTAGAGGATATTGCTGATGATGAAAAAGAGGCAGAGATAAAAGAAGAAGATGATGGAACAAAGGTTGCTAATCTTCTCTCGCCAACTCTTAATTCTCTTCAAAAAAATATGGAAAGTATCTATGATACTTTAAATAAACAATATTTACTAGGTCAAAAGAAAGAGGATGATGCTGATAATCAAGAACAGAAGCAAAAAAGAAAATCAAAAGAAGCAAAGTTAGAAAAAGGTGGTGGTAAATCAAAGGTAAAAGATGTAAGTAAGAAAGTTATCAAACCTGTAAAAGGTTTATTTGATATGTTTGGTGATTTCTTTAAAAATATTCTTTTAGGTGGTGCTGTTGCATTCTTACTGAATGTTTTAAAAGATCCTGCAAAGATGCTGCAACCATTTGTTGATGCACTAAACAGTGTAGTGGAATTTATGAATGGTTTAATAAGAGCAGTGAATGCATTCACAAATGAATTTAATTTCTTTGTTCTTAATCCAATTAATGAATTTATAATAGCACCTATTCATGGAGCTTTGAATTTTATTGAAGATAGAATTAATGATGCACTTGCACTTTTTGGGCAAGATCCATTACAAAATATACCTGATCAAGCACCAAAATTAGAGATACCAGATATCCCAGAGATACCTAAGTTTGATCCATTTAAAAAAGAGAAGTCAGAAAAAGGTGCTCCTCCTGTTCAGGCACTATCAGGAGGTGGTCAAGTAATTAACATTCAAAATAATAATGTAAATAAATCCTACTCCTCTGGTGATTCTAAACCCAACAATGTAATTAAATCATACTCTTCTGGTGGTCTTGTAAAAAATATTACTGGTGGTTCTAATAACAATGTAATTAAATCATACTCTTCTGGTGGTTCTGTAAACAATTTTACTGGTGGTTCTAATAACAATGTAATTAAATCTTATGCCTCTGGTGGTTCTGTAAAAAATATTACTGGTGGTTCTGTAAACAATTTTACTAGTGGTTCTAAGACCAACAATGTAATTAAATCTTATGCCTCTGGTGGTTCTATTAATAACAGTAGTGGAATTAATATTACAGGAGCTGGTGTTGATACTCAGTTAATTGCAGCACAACCAGGTGAGATTGTAATGAGCACTGGTGCTGTTCAGAAATATGGTGCAAATAATTTACTTGCAATGAACTCTGCTGGTGGTGGAACTAATAAACCAAAAACTGTTAGTGGTATTCAAGGATTTTCTGGTGGAGGAATTGTAAATCCACTTCCTGGAGGAAGTGTTGGTAAAGGAGCAGCACAATTATATGGTGCTCCAAGAAATTATGGTCCTCATGCTGGCATTGATATGACAGAAAATCCACCATATAAAGATGATCCAAAAATTCCTGTAGTATCAATGGCTGATGGAAAAGTTGTGGCAAGTTCTCCAAATTATCCGTATGAGGGGGGTTCTGGATACACAGCAAATTTAAGTGTAAATCATGGCAATGGGATTTTGGCAACATATATGCATATGACACCACATTATAAACCTGGTGATACTGTAAAAAAAGGTAAAATGATTGGTAAATTAATTCCTATTGGTACAGCAGCAAACGCATATAGCAACACACACTTACATTTGCAGACATATCAAAAAGGAGAGAAGGTTGATCCAAATAAAGTTTTAAATGGTTCTATCAAACCAGGTAAACCTGGAGAATCAACTGTCCAGGTGTCACCTGATGATGGAAAACCAATGATGGCAAGTTTCAGAGAGGATTCTACTGCTAATAGACAACTTCAACTATCAACAAATCCATCATTCAAACCCTCTACAACAAAAGCAGCTCCAAGTGCGCCAGCTCAAAAACAAACAAAAGTAAAGGTTGTTAAAACTCCAGCTAAGGGTGTGATTCCTCCTCAATCTGGGTCAAAAAGTCAAGGAAAGGGTGTCCCAAATATATCATCTGTTGATCCAAATAATAATGAGATTTTGATTGTAAAATCAATCTATAATTTAGTAGGATAAGATGGCTATTATATCAGGTTCTATTCTTGCTATTGGTAAAGCACTTGCTAGTGGGGCAGCAAAATCTACACTAAAGAAAGTAGCAACTGATAAAGCTAAGGATTTTGTCAAAGGTAAAGTAAAAGACAAAGCAAAAAATTTAGTTAAAGGTAGAAAGAAGAAGAAAGGTGGCGCACTTGCAAAACAAGGAGAAGAACAATCTGCAGAAATCATGCCACAACAAGGTATGATGGGTGGTGCAGGGGCACTAGTTAAAAAAGAGGCTCCTGCAAAACCAGAGACACCTAAGTTAGAACAAGTTTCATCTAAGATTGGTTATGAAAAAATAAATTCCCAAATCAATAATCTTGTAAACATATCATCTTCAATAGATGATGCCCTAAAGAAACAATATCAAGCAGAACTTGATACAAGAAAAGCAAGAAAGGAATCTAATCAAAAAGCAAGAAGGTTTAATAGAGAAGCACTTTTAGAAAAGGCAAAGGGGGCAGCAGGTATTCTTGCTGGAACTATTGGTGCAGTGGGAAAAAAATTTAATATATTTGATTTCTTAAAAAATATATTATTGGGTGGATTACTTTTACTTGTTTTAAAAAATATTAAAAAAATAATTGAAGCGTTTGAATTTTTAAGAGATAAAACTTCTATTGTCTACACATTAATTAAAGTTACAATAAAATCATTTGTTAAATCAATTAAAAATATATTCAAACTAATAAAAGGTGGTGTAAAGAGTATTGGAAAATTAATAAAAGGTGGTATAAAGAATGTACTGAGTCCAATAGGAAATTTATTAAAAAAAGCTGGTAGTGCGATTGGGGATGGTTTAAAAAAAATAGGAAAAGCAATATTAAATTTTGCAGAAGAATTACTTGGCAAATTAACTAAGGCAGCTACTGAAGTTTTTGAAAGTTTGGGAAAACCTCTTCTTAATTTTTTAGAAACTGTTGCTCAAAAAGGTGCTAAAGTATTAAAAGAGGCATCTGAAAATTTAACAAAGAAACTAGCACAAAGAGCAGCACAAACAGGAACACAAACAGCAGCAGAAAAAGCAGGTCAGACAGCAGCAAAAAAAGGAGTAGAAACAGCAGCAGAAAAAGCAGCTAGGGAAGCAGCACAAATAGCAGCAGTAAAAGAATTAAGAAAAAAGGCATTTAAAGA